AATTAAGTAAAATCTTAAGGGCCATCTGTTTAGTGTGCAGCTTTAACTTCATTGCTTTATCAGAGGTCTTGAACATTTCCGCTTTGGTCTCTTTACGTTCCTTGAAATATATTTCCATCAATTCAGGAATGAATCCGAGTTTCTCTGTATCAAAGACAGCTCCATTTGCGGTTAATGTTTCGTTATCAGTTAACAGTTCTGAAGTATCCACAGACTTCTCAAGAAGTGTGTTGACTGTAATATCCTGTATCTTACGCTTAAGTGTCTCTGGTGAGATATTGTATTGCATAATCAAGTGAGGATACAGTGATGTTAAATCGAACGACATTACCCACTTATGCTTCCCTGCAATCGATTCTTTAACATAACCCCCAACAAAGTCACGGGTGATGTCATTAGTCTTAGGTGGGATAATGATATTCTTAGATAGGAGATGGTTATAACTAATTACATCCCATACCTTTAATGTCCCAAGAACATCTGTATAATTACACTTAGCTTTATATGCAATCATATAAACTAAATCAAAGAGTCTCAGTTTATCATCAAGTCGTCTGACCAATTCAACGTCTTTAATATTATAATCAATAAAAAGTTCGTAGTTCTTTTCTGCCAGATTAAAGATATTATCATACTCAGAATAATCTAATTTCTTTTCACCAAGTTCTTCAAATGAAATATTGTTAAGTGAGTAAGATTCCCTCGAACCATAGGTAAACTTCTTATAAAGAGCAACATAGTCGAGAGTTGATATACCAGCGATATCATAAGTCTGTTGCTCCCTTCCATACATGGATTTAAGTTTAGTTTCTGTTACCTTGCCCCAAGGACTTAGCTTAGACGCCATCGATGCGGATATAACTTTTGTTATTCGGTTAACAATATAGGGAATATCAAAGAACTCAATATTCCAACCAGTAATGGCATCAGGTGATATAAATGTCCAGAGGTCAACAAACTTAGTTAATAAGTCTACTTCATCTTTACATTTTATATACTTTGAATTTTCGTTCTTTGGTGTGTAGTCTCCACAGCCGAATGAATAATAGTTGTTATTATATTCAACTGTAATGGCATTGATTTCACCATTAGCTTTTTCTGGATATGGGAATCCGCCTTCTGGTGGGGCGTCACACTCGATATCGAAGTTGAGAACTCGTATATTATCCGTTGAGTATTCAACCTCTGAGTCAAAAGTCTCAGAGATATATTTGTAACTGTTCTGGAAATCCCCAAAGATTTCTTTAACAGTTTCTCTTTTCCATTGAGATGCTTCTGATATAGAATCAAAAGTCTTTTTAGTTAAAGACTTACCATCTCGAAGTGATGTATATTCTCCAGGACCATCGACCCATAATGACGGTTTATATTTCAGTTTAGAGAAATATTGTTTCCCGTCATCGTAACCTCGAGTATAAATCCTACCATTCTGTTGTATTACATTTGTATAAAAACTCATTAATTAGTATTTCCTCAAATTATACATATATTATAACATATTTTCTACCCGTTGTAAACCTACATTAGAATCTGCTGTTTTGGAACAAATACTGTAGAGTACATTTCTGCGTAAGTTCCTGCAATTTCCTCTGAAGGAAATGCTGAAGTAACTACAAAATCTTTTGGAATAGTGAATGTAGTTGAGGTTGAATATGGCATCCAAGGGGATAATGCAATTTGAACCGCGCCACCCTCTGTTCTGCCCATTGGCATAATAACTGCAGGGTTTTCTACAGAATACTCTGCCGTAGTTTCTTCAGAGATATCACACATAATATCTTCGCCACTTCTTAATCTTAAAATTTCAATAGCCATTATTTATTTCCACCTATATTATATTTTGAAACCAATTCCCATTCTGATTTATCTTTAAAAGATATAACTTTGATTTGGTTCATTGGAGCTGTATTGCCTAATTCTGATACTATAGTTAATAAAGACCATTCAGACAGGAGTTTTGCAATTGCATTCCGTCTCTCTAAATCATTATCAGAAATATCAGAAGGTCTTCCGTCGAGTTTAAATAACTCTTTGAAATGGACAAGGAAATATCTTCCTCGCCTATGTAGAATGTGACAAGATTGATATAGTCTATTATCTTTTCTTGAAGCCACTCCAATTCTGGTTAGTGTTTCTTTAATCTTTAAAAAATCATCTGCTTCAGAAAATTTAATTTCTAGTAGATCATCAATTTCGCCCATTGTCTATCCCTAATAAATGTTATAGTTCAGTAATATAAGTATTTATATTAAATTAAACTGTCCCACCCTTATACATATCATCTAAAATTGTTTTATAATCTTCGTCACTTATCAGATCTAAAACCTCACGTGCCCTCTTCGAGGAATATCCATAATACTCTTTTACAACTTTAAGTCGAGGGTCTTCTTCCTGCCTGACCCACTTTGCAAACCGTTTCTTCTTAGTTACTGAATTTAGCAAGTAATCATATTGCATATCCCAATCAAGATGATGATTTATATTCATCTCATTCGCAGGAAACAATGTATCAATAGAACCAGAAAGACATTTATTAATAATAAAGGCATCATACTTGATATCAGGATTATCAATGCGGATATCATTCTTTTTATGATTAATGGAGTTTAACCACTCTGCCAATCCACTCATTTAAAATTACACCTTAACATAATTTCAACAAGAGCCGCAAGAATATTAATTTCAAGGTCAGCTGCAAATGCTGATTTATACTGATACTCTGCAATAATAACTACTGCCTCTGGAATAGACTGAGGTTCAAGTGAATCATATAACCCATCATAAACACCTCGATAGATTGCATCAGTTTCATTATCTAGATTATCAACTACCCACTTCCTTACATTAGTAAACTCTTTCTTCTTGAGGAAACTTGTGAGATTCTTCATTTCAAGTTTCTCAGAAGAGAGAATACCCTGATCAATCTTACCTACTGAAGAATACCGTTGAAGTTCGTTAATTAATCGTCGGAAGTCTGGAAAAAACTTCATGATTAGTTTAACAATAACCATGATATCATATTCCACATTCTCTTCAGCTAAGATATACTTAACTCTCTGTAAAATCTTTTCTGCAAGAACTGGTTTGTTCTTCGGTGTAATAGCAAAATCAATGACAGAACACCTCGAATGAATCGGTTCAATGAGTTTATTCTTGTAATTACATGTCAGAATAAACCGACAGTTATGATGAAACTCCTCAAAGACCCCACGAATTGCCTTCTGCGCTTCAGGAGTTAATGAATCTGCTTCATCAAGAATAATAACCTTACCATTTCCAGTCAGCGACATAGACGAAGCAAACTGACGAACATCATTACGAATGATATCAATACCTCTAGACTCAGAAGCATTAATCATTACATAATCATAATCCATCTCCTCACAAAGCGCTTTAGCTACGGTTGTCTTACCTATACCAGCTGTACCTGTAAGCATTAGGTTTGGAATATTCTTAGCCCTAATAAACTCCTTGAAGACTTTTTTCATTTTGTCTTCAAGAGCGCAATCATCAATCACAGATGGTCTGTACTTCTCAACCCATAAATTACTCATAATATAACCTCTCTATAATATAAACTATCCTTCCAAGGCTACCCAATATTCATTTTCTGTTGATTTAAAGTATGCCGCACCGTTAGCCGAAATCTTAACAGTATAGTCTGCTGGTAGCATTTTTAAGTTCTCTGCTTTGAAGTGATATTCATATGCAGTTGAGGTGTCCATTCCTTGAAGTTTTGTCATCGCTGTATTATTGTTTTTGAGAGCTTTATCCATAACACCAAACTCAACATCAACAGTATTACAACGAAGAACAATATCAGATACTTGAAGAACTGCCGCAGTTTTAATCACATCTCGAAGCATTGCAGAAGTCAATTCAAACTCAACTTCAGTTTTACTTTCAGGAATATCTTTGTCAGAAATAGTTAAGATTTTCTTAGAGGCAAAGTGGAATCTAATATTTGTGTTTGGAACTGAGTCCCATGTGATGTCAACATACTCTGTCGAGAAGTTTAGCTTGGCATCACCTTCATAGAGAGACAGCACTGATAGGAATTCTGAAAGATCATAAATTCCAAACTCTGGAAAGTCTTCTTCTACCTTAGCTTTCGCTAAAATATTTTTCATTACAGATACGGTCTTGATAGTTGAACCGCCCGGACAGTAGAAGTTTGTGTTAATTGTAGAGTAGTTTTTTAATAACTCTAGGGTTTTACTTGAAAGTTTCATTATATAGTTCACCTTGATAATTAATTAATTGTTTAATTCTTAATACTATTATACTACATTATTCTGTAGTTGTAAACCCCCCACCAGATTTTAGGTCTGATGAGGGTTTAATATTACTGAATTAAGAATTCACGGCGTTTCTTAGAATCAGGAATAATTCTTTCTAGACTGATTGTAAGTAATCCGTCTTGAAATTTAAATTCACCAACTTCAATATCATCTGCAAGTTTAAACTCTTTTTTAAATGCTCTATTAGAGATTCCCTTATAAAGATATTCAGGCTCTAGTTCATTCAGCCGTTCTGATTTGATTGTTAGCATTGAATCCGCATATTCCGCAGATAAATCTTCCTTAGCAAATCCTGCTAAAGCGATTTCAATATTATATTTAGCGTCTGAAACTGCTACAATATTATATGGCGGGTATTTGGGATTGTTGGTTAGAGAAAGGGCTTCTAACTGACTAAGCGCCTTATCCATTCCGATTGAAAATTGTTGTGTTAGCATTTGTTCTCTCCTATTAAGCGAGTTGTTATGTCCAGTGCGGACGGGTTTAGTAGACCCTAATGGCATCTACTATATTATTTATATAAGTTTATAAGTTTATTCAGCTGGATAAGTTTTTGTTTCTTCCACTTTAGCTTCATTTTCCGTTCCATCAGAGTTTACTGAAGCATCAAACTTAGTATATAGTTCAATAAATGTATTTTTAGTATCCTCATTAAATCGTGAAATACACATCTCAATTGATTTCATTTTATCACCAAAGAGCGCAAATGTCTGACAGATATGTCCAAGACGACGAGTTGATATAACATCCTCTACACCTTCTACATAGTATGTTTTTCTAATACCATCTGCCCAAGCCACTAATAACTTGGCAAAGTTTTCATCAACCTTGCCAAAAGCTTTCATATGATTTATCACAATCTTTTCTTCAATATTTACTGAAGCAAATGGTTGTTCAATCGTAATTGCAAACCGTTCAAGAAAGGCTTCATCAATAATAGAGGCAGCTGAAAACTTACCAGTCTCTGAACCTTGTCCTTTTGTATTTGCAGTAGCAATAACATTAAATCCTTCAGCTGGTTCAATTAATTCACCAGTTTTCTTAATGATAATTGGTTTACCTTCAAGCACACCCTGAAGACACATAATCTTATTAGTGCCTCTATCAATCTCATCGATGAGTAACAAAGCTCCAGCTTCCATAGCTTTAATAATAGGACCCTTTTCAAAAACGGTCGCGCCATCAACCAAACGGAAACCACCAATCAAATCATCTTGATCAGTTTCAGGTGAAATCTGAACTCGAACGAATTCTCTTTTTGAATTTGCGGCCGCCTGTTCAACCATCATTGTTTTACCATTACCAGATAAACCTGTAATAAATGTTGGGTAAAAGGCTTTAGAATTTACAATCTTAAAGATGTCTTTATATGAACCCCACTTAACAAAATTAGGGTCGACTTGTGGAATAAACGCAGGGTTGGGATTTGTCATTACTGTAGTAACCGCCTTTAAAACTGGGGCTGGCTTCTGTACTGGCACTGGTGCCACTGGTAGAGGCACTAATACCCCAGAAATACTGTAAACCCCTCGGCGTACTTTAGTAAACTGTGGTAGGATATCATCCACTCCAGTATACCCATTCAATTTAGCAGCTTCTACCAACTCAGAACGACTGAAGGTAGAATCTTTTGGAGATGATGACCCAAGATAGTCAACGATTTTATTCAATTTATTCATAATATATTTCCTTCTCAATTAACCATAATATACTTACATTATAACGTAGTTTAATTATAATGTAAGCACTTATTTTCATTTAATTACATAATAGCTGACCAATTCAATGTTTCTGGTAGGGTAGCAATATTACCACGAGCATAGTTACGAGCTGGTGCTGAGTATGATGCAGCTTTCAAAAGGTCCCCAACAGAAAACATCACATCTTTATTTTTATTAAGTACAGTTTCTGTGGCAATGAAATTT